TTACGTTGATTTTTCCTTCGCCTGGGGAGGTTCTGGGGAGGAAATAGCCCTTTCCAGTCTCGCCATCTCCAAGTCGTTCTGATCCCCGTCGATCCACTTTGAGTAGGTCGTCAGGAACATCTCCACGCTGTGGCCGAGCTGCTTTGCGCAGAATGCCGGCGTCATCCCAGCCATGAGCATCGCCGTCGCGTAGCTATGCCTCATGTTGTATGGGCGTCGATAGCGAATCCCTAGGCGCTTGAGCATTGGTTCCCAATACGTCCGTCTGAAGGCGTCCTCGTCGGCCCATCCTTCGTTATATCGTGGGTCATGAAAGACGCGGCCATTCGCCATTTGGGTAAATGCGCGTTGACGCTGCAGTGCTGCAAGCGCGCGGCTATTCAAAATCACCAGCCGAGCCACCTTGGTTTTCGTCCGGTCCATCTGTTCGCCACGGACGAATGCTTTTGCTATCAGAAGCGTCCCGCTTGCGAAATCGACGTGCGGCCATTCCAGTCCGTAGATTTCGGAAGTGCGTAGGCCGGTCCAGAACCAAAATTCGGTCACGTTGTGGACCTGTCCCGGATACGAGCGCTCGGCGCAGGCAATTATCGAATTCGATTCCTCCGCCGAAAATGGATCTGGGGGCTGTTTCTGATGTTTGGCTGGTGGTACAGCGTCGGCTGGACTCTCGACAATGAGCTTATCCTTTACTGCGAGCGACAGTGCGCTGCGCAGGACGGAAAGATAGTTATTGATCGTTTTCCCAGTGAGGTCCGGCCGGTTTGCGACGGCAGTCTGGATATCGATCGTCTTTAGCGATTTAATCGAGACGCCACCCAAGGGACGTGTTTGACCAAGATCGCGGGGTGTTTCCTTCCAGAATTTGATTGCGGTTGTGTAGCCATCTTTCGTAGATTTCTCGATACGCTGTGCAGCGAGCCAAGCGAAACGAAGCCGTCGAAGAGCGATTCACGTGTCGCGGTCGCGAGGTCGAGCCGAAGAGCCCTTGCTTGCTTCAGTACCTCGTCGCGCTGTGGAGATTCAGGCAGCCTGTCGACAGCGCCGACAAGCTCGAATGCGTACTGCGTCAGGTTCACGATGCCGTTCGCGCGTGGTTTCGTCTCATTCGTCATGTCGTGCCTCCGTTCAATGGTCGTGACCTGGGTAGTAGGTATTGATGCTGTTCTCGTCTCCGTCGATGATCAGCTTCGTGCCGGCAGCGTAGAGCTGGAACAGGCGGCGCTTGAAGCCGTGCATGGGGCCGACAAACAGCGTTTTGCTCGGATCTTTTTGGTCGATCTGCACGCTGTATACGCGGCCGTCGTGGACGTCGATCTGATACGGGCACTTGTAGTATTCGGTGTCGTGTTCCTTGTCCAAGTAGATGTGGCAGAACTCCGAACTGATGACACTTGTTTCGCGAACAATCAGCGTGATGCGATCTGACTCGTCGCAAGAGCACGAGCGGTATTGGCGATCGGTGTGCTCGTCTTTGATGAATTCCTCGACGAGTTGCGAGAGCTTGATCTCGGCCGGTGCGGGTGCGAGCAGCTCCTTCATCTGCTGCTCGATCTGCGTTTCGATCGTCGCGTTCAACTGCGCGTCGACCTGCTGTCGGATGATCTTGAGAATGAGATCGTTGTATCCGGGCAGCCCGAGATTATGAAAATCGACTTGCAGCGCGGTTTTGACGTGTTCCTTCAACTGCTCGCCGAAGGTCGAGTACGAGCGGAGTCGTGTGTGAACGGAGGCGCGAGATCGACGCGACAGTATTTCGGATCGCTCGAATCGCAACCGTCAAGCGCCACTTGGTCGCGGCCGTCGAGGTGGATACGTTTATTCCCGAAATGCACCGATCGCGCATCCCGGAGTGCGATGGCCGTTGGGTGGAGCCGGGCGTTTTCCGGACGAAGGCATACGTGCATCGCAATCGGCATTCGCGCGTGCTCGGCGCATTCATCGAGAGCGGTGATGACGCATGGGACGTGCGGGGGATGTCGTGAGCGCCTATCTCTACTTCAACATGAGCGACGTCGTGGAACCGGTGGCAAAGACGGCGGTGCGGAGAAATGACGCGCTTACGGGGAACCGGTTTATCGCATTTCCCGGTTGCCCGCTCGAGGGCGTCGAGCTCGACGACGGGCAGATCGAGACGCGGCTCCATCACGGCGAGGAGGTTCGTGACGTCCTGATCAACTGGCTGATGTACTGGGGCGTTCCTTTCCGCGTTCTTCCATGAGACAACAGATGGATTTCATTTTCGACAGCACTCGCCAAGCGCTGCACGTGTCGTTCCTGATTCTGGCGAGCGAGCCGCGCGCGAAGAACGTGCTCCGAACCGCGCTCATTCGCGCGATGGAACTTGAGCCGGAACTGTCCGAGGAGCAGCGGAAATGGCTCGGGCAACTGACCGGCTCGGCCGCCGAATCGACGGTGAATTTCAGCGGGCTCGACATGGCGGAAGTGCGGGCACAGTGCGCTGCCGTGGTGAGCGCGGTCCGCACTAAGCTGATGAACATCGAGCGATGGGCGGTGATTGCGCGTTTCGGGCAAATGGGGGACACGCGGGACGCCGACGGCGTGAAGCGCTACTACTTCCTCGCGGAGCGCGCTGAAGCGATCCAGAGCCTGTCGCGGTGGCTGGAGCCGTCGTTCCCCGGCATTTCGAATCTCGCGCTCGACTGCCTGCTCGCTCGGCTGTATGCGAACCACGCGCGGGCGACGATCAGCTTTCGCGATCTCGAACGCAGCTTCGGCGCGAGCCATATGACATACAAGCGCGCGTATGAAAAGATCGAGCAGCGCTTGCGAGAAGTGGAGGCGCTGGCAGTGGCGCAGCTTACGCCATATTTCGAAGAAACAGGGCTGATAGCCCTTGTAGTCGAATGCGTATGATGCGGACCTTCGGCAGAGCTGACGCGGTGTTATCTCACTGGTGCAGTAGAGAGTGTTTTGATGAACTCTGGTCGCGCCCAGCGACTGGGGCGCGCGCTGCGTGAAGCGGAGAATGGGGGCGGCGTATCCGATGTGCAGGTGCAGTATTGTTCAAACGGACTGCTGGTTCTGGCCGTTCGCAGCGGGCACTGAATTCGAGTCCGGCCCATAGATTTGAGATAGAATTTCCGCGACCAGTTCAATGGTTCCCAGCACTTGGTTAGTCAACATCGATGAGCCATGAGCCAACTCATTTCGCAAATTGGGAAGGTTCTTTTGCAGTATCTGTGCGAGGTCCCAACATTGATCCTCCGGAATGATGTTGACTGGCTCGTCGTCGTCGATTTCCACGCTCGTCAGTTCCTGATCGATCATGATTTGTTCAATTTCCATTGACCGGCGCTCACGTGCACGGTCTTCTGCTGCCCTATGCCAGCGACGGAAGCCCTCGTTTCGGACGAGCCCCTGGTCTATTGCGTAACGTAGCAAGCCGGCCAGCATCGGTTGCCGATGCCAAGAACGCTGATACGGCTCGGGCAGTCTGCCAGGAAGGCGCGCTCTGAGCCCAAATTCTAAGGCGAACAATGCCTGGCTTTGTGCCACCGGGAAGAAGCGGTACACGTGCCACGCATAGAGGTAGAGATTACGAGCTGTCTCGAATTGAATGGCTACGGGCTCCGGCACGTCGGCGGTGAGCTGGATGGCCTCGATGTCGCGATGGTGAATGACCAAGGACTCTAGAGGAGATCCGGCCATCATGGGCGTACGCGGGTCTGGTTCTGCCGCGGTGTCAGGGCTCCGCAAACTTTCGGCAGTGTTCATGATGGTCGATTTCATGACGACGAATTGTGCTGCTGATAATCTTGCGCCCTTTGCCCGCGATGCGCCAGCTCTGGACGTTTGCGTCACCGCCCATGGGGACGCTCGCCATAATGGTGCGCTGGAATGGCTCGTTGGGCTTAAATCCCGGCCATCCTCATGAGCAGTGCAGCAGCATTTGAATTCGAAGCGCCTTGATTGTTTGCGACGCGATTCTGCATAACAAAATGAACGTTGTACGGTGGAGATAATGAATTGACCCATCCGACAGTCATGCCGCTCGTACGGCAGGCACAAAAGATGATGTCGCACTTGGCCGCAACGAACAAGGACAGACTTCGTTGTAGACGTGAGTTTGGGTCGCCACGACTCTCGATGCCCACTGCGCAACCATTGACCCCCTGCATGATAACTGTGATGTCGCGTGTTCCGCTATGGAACGCTTGGCAATCGGAAATAGGGTATTTAGTTTGAAGGATTTGAGGCAGGTGAATGAGCGTGGCGGACTTGCCGCAATTTCTCGGACCCTGAAACGCAAAAAGTTTTGGCATGTGTGTTTCCTTCTTTAGGATCAGCGTAACATATGTCGTAAAGTCTGCGGTTGAACCTTGGTTAAGCGGGGTTCACGCCGCCTTGTTGCGAGCGTGACCTGCCCTGGAATTTTCGGACCAACTGAAACTTGAGAGAATGGCTTCCAACGGAGAAAGGAAGTCATGAAGAAGAGCCGGTTTACTGACGAGCAGATGGTGACGATCCTGCGTGAGGCGGACAAGGCGCCGGTCGCCGAGGTCGCGAAGAAGCACGGGATTAGCGAACAGACGATCTACAACTGGCGGCAGCATTTCGGCGGCCTGGAGGCGGCCGATGTGAAGCGGCTCAAGCAACTCGAGCAGGAGAACGCGCGACTGAAGAAGATGCTGGCGGAGCGTGATCTCGAACTGGACGTGATGAAAGAGATCAACGCAAAAAAGTGGTGAGCGCGCTCGCCCGACGCCAGCAGGTCACGTACGCGAAAGTGCGGGGCCTGTCGGAGCGACGTGCGTGCGCGCTGATGTCAGTGGCGCGATCTGCATTGCATTACGAATCGAAGCTCGCCGTGCGAGACGCACCGGTACTTGCGGCGATGAGCATTCTGTCGGCGCAGTATCCCCGCTACGGCTACCGTCGAATCCAGATTTTTCTGGAGCGGCAGGGTCACCCGATGAGCGCGGACCGGGCGTGGCGGCTATGGCGTCTTGCCGGCCTGCAGGTGCCGCGCAAGCGACCACGCAGGCGTGTGTCGGTGCGCCGACCCCGGCCGCAACCAGCGACGGCAGCACGGCACGTCTGGGCGTACGACTTCGTCTTCGATGCATGTGCCAACGGCCAGCAGTTGAAGTGCCTGACGGTGATCGACGAGTACACGCGTGAATGTCTTGCGATCGATGTGGCTGGATCGATCCGCTCGGGACGCGTCATCGAAGTCCTGTCTCAATTGGTCAGCGTTCATGGCGCGCCTCGCTACTTGCGTTCGGACAATGGCCCGGAGTTCGTGTCGCGGGCTATCCTGAAGTGGGCCGCGCAGAACAGCATGGAGATGGCGCTCAATGATCCCGGCAAGCCTTGGCAGAACGGGGCAGACGAAAGCTTCAACGGTAAGTTCCGGGACGAATGCCTGAGCCTTGAGTGGTTCCGAACTCGCCCGGAAGCGAAGGTTGTGATCGAGCAGTGGCGACGTCACTACAATGCTATCCGACCGCATTCGAGTCTGGCATACCTGACGCCCGACGAGTTCAAGCAGCAGTATTGTTCAACTGAAGCAACCGAGGCCGTTCCCCAAGCTTGAAATGGCCCGAGGAAATCAGGCAGGTCAAGCGCCATTCGACATCGGAAGATCTGGTGCATCTGAGATTGCTGCGCGATCGTTGACCCGGTTGTCGACGATCTTGATGACCGGGGCGGAACCTCCATTCTCGCCACCCGCCTGTTGCTGCAACTGTTATTGCTTTTTCGGCAGAGTGTCACATGCCCGCAGCAGCATGTCAGCATATGCAAAAGCGACTCGCCGGACGGATATGGGGGTTATGAGGAAAGTCCAGATAAGCAACATGCCAAGATTTACAATCAGCGCCACCTTGGCGCCGATATTCGCTTCAGCAATTTTGGGAGCCGATATTCCTGTTGCGGACAGCGTACCTGATGCGGCTAGTGTCCACGCCATCGCCAGCGCAGCGATCAGCATGCCGATGGGTTTCAGGCCTAGACAGTTGCGACGAAAACCGTAATTGACGTTTTCCTTGAATACGAGCGGAAACCTTGCCCTGTCTCGCGTCTTGCCAAGCAGCCACTGTGTGCCGCTCTGATATACCGAATCGGCTGCGACGGGATCAGCTGCTTCTTCATCGGTTGTCGGAAATGCGATCTCAAGGTGTTTCTCCAGAAAACCGTGGAACCGCTTCTTCGTCACGGGGTCGAGCGTTGTGTCTCGATGCCGGAGAACTTGAGTTGTCGGCTTGCCTCCCCACGAAGAGAAGAGCGCCGGTTCGAGCCGCTTGCCAAGGTCGCGGGACACGGACATCAGCAGGAATAGGCCGCCGAACGACGTTACCAGCGTTAGCAGCGCCGAGTTAAGGCTCAGCACAGTTCCGTACACGCCAGCAGCAACTGCGACAACGGGCAGCAGACAGATCAGTGCAGGATAGAGTCGCGCGGCGCGATCGTACGCGTCCACGAAGTTGTCAAACAGACTTACTCCCATGTTTCGACCTTTGCGGAAAACGCCAGGTAGTCAGTGCAGTTTGACCAGCCCTCGCGGTTGGGAGTGTTGTTATAGTGACATTTGCCTGTGCCTTTTGTTTTCAAAACCTTGAAGCCGCGGCGAAGAAACGCATTCACAACCACTTGGCGCGGATGTGTCTCGCATTTCTTGCTAACAGAAGCGATGGCCGTGCCTCGGCTACCATCGGTCTGATTACGGCGTTTGCCAAACAGACGATCGAGCACGGTCGTCGACACGTTGTTTCGACTACCATGATGAGGTATCTGAGCAAACGTAACTTGCGTCGGCATGTCGATTCCTTGGGACTCGGCATAAGTTGCAGCCGCATTGAGTGCACGCACACCTGCATCGCCGTTCAGGAGTATTCCTCTGCCTGCGATCAATGCAAAGAGGACAACGCTGCTTTCATTTTCCGCGCTGGTCGATACATCTTCCCGGAGCATTTCTACGTCCCACTTCTCGTCGATCCAGTCGAGTGCCTTGGCGCCCAGTCCCTTGAGCGTGGTGCCCAGCCCATCCAACGCCTTCGAAATGGAGGATTTCTTCAATTCGGGTGACTTCTCGAATTCAGGAATCAGCGTGTGGACATACCAGTCGCGTTCTGGAGACAACACGTGGAAATAGCCGCCGATCATCGCACCAGCGAATGGCTCGCAAACCTTGATGCCTTTTTTCTCCGCCAACTGTTCGAGCTCGTACGCCGCAGCCATCTTGTCCTGCAGGCGTGCGGCAAGGCTGTCGTTGCTGATACGGCCATCATGAAAGTAATCAATAATCTCTTTCGAGTAATTCCACGGCTGGTGCATCCACAGCTCTCCAATCTCCAACTCTTTGAGCACGACTGACAGACCTGACGCGTGGTCTTGGTCCGGATGTGAATTGACGACATAATCGACGCGCTTTGTTTGATAGTGCGTGCGAATGTGATCCACGAGCGCCTTGCCTGAATCCTTAGTTCCTCCGTCGTACACCATTACCTTGCAATTGCCCGGTGTTCCGAATCGGAGTGCGATAGCATCGCCGTTTTTCTCGCCTTCGCCTACCGCCAGAACATCAATTTCAAATTGTTCTTCCGCCATGATTTGTCCCATGTGGTTTGGCCGTTATCTGTATCGACGAACCCCAGCTTTTTTTCGTACGTCAGCCGCGCTAATACAACCTGTAGAAAAGCGCGTACGGCATTCCAGAATGCTGCGTATGATGTCTCATTGCTTGGCGTCATCGTGAATTAGTTTTTGATACCCCGTAGACTCCGCTGAATCCGCGTTTGTCCAGACTATAGGACAAATATTTTTCAACGGCTAACTGGAGTCGGATAGGGAATTCAGCATTATCGATAACCCTGTTTTGCCCCTGTTCAATTGTGAATTACGATTTTGAAAGGTGGCGGTGTAGTGCCAGCGTGACTGCCGTATCCCGACCCTGTTTGGTTCGATCCGCTGTCGACGATGGTCGAAGCCGCCACTTTCCATTGCGGCTCTTCCTCGGTCATGACTGGCCGCCGCGGTGGAAGAAGTACCGTTCGTCTACCTAAGCGAACGGCCGGTAGCAAAACGGAGCCGACAGTTGAACGTCCAAGCGATAGCGCGGACGACGATGGTCGCTTCCTGCCAGACATCTGTCGGTTGGGGCGACGTCCATGGCACCGTTTCCTCTATTTGTCACATACCGAAGGGGCGCCTCGAAATACCGCGCGTGGTTTGCCCCGGCCTCCAAAATACTCACTTGACACGGCTGTTACAGCGGCATATGATTTTCGCCATGCTGCACAAGTTGCATGCGAGAAGCCCCGCCGGTTCGCCGCGCGGGGCTTTTTCATTGGAGCGCGCTATGGGTTCGTTATACTTCTTCGGTCATTTACCTTATGGAGGAACAATGGCCGAACCGAATTACGAAGTGCTCGGGCGTTACCATGCGACGCTTGAAATATTTGAGCAGCTTCGGGAGCAACGCAACAAGGCACTTGGCAAACTCAGAGATGCGGTTGGGCACGGGGTGCCTCCGGGGCGGATGCATATCGCGGTATTTGATGCTGATTTGGTTCAGGAGGTGTTGACGGAGGCGCGGAACATTGACGCAGAGTTCATGAAATGCGTTTATGCGCTCAACCAATACGCGTCTACCGTGGGGAAGTCTACCGTCACCGTTGATCGTCGCTGAAGCGACATTGCCGGCTGATATGGTTGCCCGCAAGGTGAAAGCCTCGCGGGCTTTTTCGTTTCCGCGCCCGGAACTGATATGGCCGTTCTGATGTTTCGCCGCCGTCCGCACTGGGTGCGTGCGGCTGTGGCGGTCATCGCGTTCATGCGACTGCATTACGCAGATCGACGAGACGAGCGACATTGCGTTACGACTGTGCAGGCGGCGACTCGATCAAGTCGTCGACGGGCACGGCAAGTGCGCTGGCGATCTTAGACAGCACGTCGGTAGTGCCGACGCGCTGTCGGGTTTCGATCTGGCTGAGATACGGTTTGCTGATGCCGGCTGCTGCGGCGAGCGCATCTTGCGTCATGCGCAGATGATTGCGCCAAGCTCGAACAGGGTGATCGCCCGCCAGTTCAGCATCGAGCACAGCGGCCGGGATGCGGCGGCCGTCGTCGCTTGCCTTGGCCTGCGCGTAGAGCGCTTCATCTTCGAGATCTTCGATCAGGTCCTTCACGCGGTCCCACAGTTCGATGGGGACCACGGCAAAGGCCCGGTGGCCGTCCTGCTCGATAAATTGAACTTCGGTCATTTGTAGGCACCTCCACGGGGTTTGACGGCCAGCACAACGATCACGACACGGCCATCTTCGATTTCGTACAACACACGCCAATCGCCAACTCGGAGCCGGTAGCCGGGCTGGCCCGCCAACTTCTTCGCGTTCGGATTCGGTGCGTAGGGATCAACTGCCAGTGCATCGATCTTTGCCCGAATCGTCGCCGAAATGTTGCGCGGCATTGCCTTGAGGGCTTGGGCGGCTTGTTTGGTGAATTCGATTGAGTGCATGAACGTATGTTAGCAAATGGCTAACAAATGTGCAAACAAAGTTAGCGGATTCGTAGAGATGGCACGACGCCCGATGAAGCCGTGCAAGCACCGGGGGTGCGGTGCGCTCGTCGCGGATGGTAAGTCGCACTGCGATCAGCATGCGCACGAGGCCGTCAAGTGGAAGTCCGACGCGGTGCGCGGCAATCGTCATGCGCGGGGATACGGAACCGCGTGGGACAAGATCAGGCAGCGCATCTTGCGTCGCGACAGCGGCCTGTGTCAGCCCTGCCTGCAAGCCGGGCGCGTGACGCCGGCAACTGCTGTCGATCACGTTATCTCGAAGGCGCGCGGCGGGACAGACCGCGACGAGAACCTGCAAGCGATCTGCCGTGACTGTCACGCGGCGAAGACGGCGCGCGAGCGGTTGCGGTGACGTGGTGGCGGCTGCGCCCGTCGTTGCCCGCCCGGCGAATGTGCCGGGCGGGAGGGGGTGAAAAAGTCTAGGAGGTGTCGCCTTCGGGACCGCCCGCTTCGTCAAATTTTCACGCCCGCGAAATTAAAAATTCAGGAGTTGGCCAGTGGGAGGTATCGCGACAGTGCCGGGCCGGGGCAGAAAACCCAAGCCGACGGCGCGGAAAATCGCGGCGGGAAATCCCGGCAAACGTGCGCTGAATAAGGACGAGCCGGATTTCGGCTTGGTCACGAACATCGAGCCGCCGGACTGGATTGTCGGCAAGGCGCGGGACATGTGGGAGCGCGTTGTGCCGCTGCTTTGCGGCCAAAAAATCTTGCAAGTGACCGACCTTCACATCGTCGAAATCTTCTGTGCGGCCTACGGCAACTGGAGGACCGCCCAGGACGATTTGACGCGCAACGGCCCTGTCGTCGACAGCTCGCAAGGCAGTCCGATGAAGAATCCAGCTGCGACCGTTGTGAAGGAAGCGGCGGCGCAAATGGCGAGCTTCGGCGCAATGCTGGGGCTCGACCCGGCGAGCCGGCAGCGCCTGGTCGGCGCAAAGCCGAAAACACCCGACAACCCTTTCGCGAAGCTGCTCGGCAAATGATTGGAAGACATGGCGACGAATTTCCCGCGCGTAGAGCAGGGGCTCAAGTTCGCGCGAGACGTCGTTCGTGGCAAGCGCCCTGCGTGCCGGTATGTGCAACTTGCGTGCAAGCGCCACCTTGACGACCTTGCAGCGAGCCGCAAGAAGGATTTCCGCTGGAAGTTCGATCCGGAGGCCGCTGAGCGAAAGCTCGCACTCATTGAGCTGCTGCCACACACGAAGGGCGAGTGGGCGTTCAAGGGGCAACTGGTAACGCTGGAGCCTTGGCAGAAGTTCGGCTTGATGGCGACCTTCGGATGGCTCAACAAGCGCACCGGCAAGCGCCGGTTTCGAGAAAGCTACTGGGAGGTCCCCAGAAAGAACGGCAAATCGGTGACCGCCGCGGGCGTCGGCATCGGCATGTTCGTCCTCGACGACGAGTTCGGTGCGGAGGTATATGCGGGCGCGACGACCGAAAAGCAGGCGTGGGAGGTTTTCCGTCCAGCGCAGTTGATGGTCAAGCGCTCGCCCATGCTGATCGATTCGGCTGGAATTGAGGTGAATGCCTCGAATATGAACAAGCCGGCCGACGGCAGCCGATTTGAGCCGATCATCGGCAACCCAGGCGACGGCGCGTCGCCGTCGTGTGCGATCGTGGACGAGTATCACGAGCACGACAGCGCCGCGCTGTACGAAACAATGCTGACTGGCATGGGCGCGCGTCGACAGCCGCTCATGTTCATCATCACGACTGCGGGCGCGAACATCGAGGGGCCGTGCTTCGACAAGCGCCGGCAGGTGATCGAAATGCTCGAAGGGACGGTGCCAGACGACGAGCTTTTCGGCTGGATCTGGACGATCGACGAAGGGGACGATTGGACCGATCCGCGCGTGCTGGCGAAAGCCAATCCGAATATCGGAATCTCGGTCTATCAGGACTATCTGGAAAGCCAGCAGCAGCGTGCGATTAAGTCTGCGCGCTTCACGAACACGTTCAAGACGAAGCACTTGAACGTCTGGACGTCGGCCAAGGCGGGCTATTTCAACCTCGAAGACTGGAAATCATGCGAAGACCGATCGCTGACCCTTGAGCAGTTCGAGGGGCAAGATTGCGTGCTCGCGCTCGACATGGCGCGCAAGCTCGATTTGAACAGTATGGCCCGGCTTTTCTGGCACGACATCGACGGGCGGCGGCATTACTTCTGCGTTGCGCCGCGGTTCTGGGTGCCCGAAGACACCGTGCGCAATACCGAAAACCGTCGTATGGCGGAGCGATATCAGGCGTGGGTCAATCAGGGCTGTTTGCTCGAAACGGATGGCGCGGAGATCGACTATCGCGACATTCTCGAGGAGGCGAAGGATGCGAACCGGTTGTGTCCGGTGCAATGCACTCCGCTCGACCCGCACGGCGCAACGAACCTGTCGCACCAGCTTGCGGACGAAGGGTTGACGCCAGTCACCATCGTGCAGAACTACACGAACATGTCGGACCCAATGAAGGAGCTTGAAGCGGCGATTACGTCGGGCCGGTTCCATCACGACGGAAACCCGATCATGACATGGTGCGTTAGCAACGTCATCGGCAAGAACTTGCCGGGCAATGACGACGTGGTGCGCCCGATCAAGCAGGGTAACGACAACAAAATCGACGGCGCTGTTGCGCTCATCATGGCGGTGGGGCGTGCAATGCTCGCCGATCGCGTCGATTCCGAGTCGATCTACGATCAAGGGGTGGGTGTTTGAATTCAATTGATATTGCGGCCTGGGTGGCCGGCCTGCTCGGGTTTGCTCTGCTGGTGACGGGCGTCGTGCTGATCAGCTTGCCGATCGGGCTCATCGTTGCGGGTGTCCTGCTGATGTTGTGGGCGTTCGTTGCGGATCTCGCGGCGGCTCGCGCTGCGCGAGTCGTTCAGCTGAAGGAGTAGCTCAATGTTTTTCAGCAGGCAATTGCTGTCCAACCTAGGCCAAACGCAGATGAGTGCGGGCGGGTGGGTGTCGGCGTTGCTCGGTAGCTCGCGGTCGGACTCCGGGCAGGTAGTGACTCCGGCAAGCGCGCTAGCGCTTACGGTCCTTCAAAACTGCGTGACGCTGCTTGCGGAGAGCATCGCGCAACTGCCGATTGAGTTGTACGAGCGTTCCGGAGAGGACAGAAAACCGGCAACGGACCACCCGCTGTATTCGATTCTGAAGTACGAGCCGAACTCGTGGCAGACGCCGTTTGAGTATCAGGAGCAGTCGCAGGTAGCCGTTGGCCTTCGTGGCAACAGCTACAGCTTCATCGATCGCGATTCGGACGGCGTCATTCAAGGACTTTACCCGCTAGACAACGAAGCGGTGACAGTCATGAGGGGCTCGGACCTGAAACCTGTTTATCGAGTCCGAGGCTCCGACCCGATGCCGCAACGCCTCGTCCATCACGTTCGCTGGATGTCGATCAACGGTTACACAGGGCTATCACCGGTCTTGCTTCATGCGAACGCAATCGGGCATGCGCAGGCGATCCAGCAGTACGCCGGCAAGTCGTTCATGAACGGCACGGCACTGTCGGGTGTGATCGAGCGGCCGAAGGATGCCCCGGCGCTCAAGGACCAAGCCAGCGTGGATCGCATCACCGATGGCTGGAACGCGAAGTTCGGCGGATCTGGTAACGCGAAGAAAGTTGCGCTCCTGCAGGAGGGCATGACGTTCAGGCCGCTATCGATGACGAACGTCGATGCAGCGCTGATCGACGCGCTGCGCCTTTCCGCGCTCGACATCGCGCGGATCTACAAGATCCCGGCTCACATGGTGAACGAGTTGGAGCGAGCCACGTTCAGCAACATCGAGCACCAGTCGCTCCAGTTCGTCATCTACACGCTGTTGCCGTGGGTCAAGCGGCATGAGCAGGCGAAGACGCGCGACCTTTTGCTGCCGTCGGAGCGCAAGCAGTACTTCATCGAATACAACCTCGCCGGGCTGCTGCGCGGCGATCAGTCGTCGCGATACGCCGCCTACGCGGTCGGGCGCCAGTGGGGCTGGCTGTCGATCAACGACATCCGGCGGCTTGAGAACATGCCGCCGGTCAAGGGCGGCGACATCTACCTGAGCCCGATGAACATGGTTGATGCCTCGAAGCCGCAGCAACTTCCCGTCGGGAAGTCTGAACCGACGAAAGCGGCAATCGACGAAATTGGGAGAATCCTATCTTGAAACCGCACCTCAGACTCGCAAGTCTGATTTTCAATCAGCCGCAGCTTGTCACGGACCCGATGATGTCGCTCGCCGTGCAATGGGCGAATCAGGCGCTCAACCTGAACATCATCAACCTTACCGTGAACGGTGCGCAGCCGAAGATCATGGAGGACGGCGAATTCGACAGCGGCGCGCAGATGGCTGCCGCATCGGAGCGCCGACGTGCCTTGGTCGCAGATACGGGCATGGACATCATTCCGGTGTCGGGGATTCTCGTATCGCGATCGGCGCACATGAACCCCTGCGAGCCGATGACCAGCTACGAAGGCCTGCGCTCTGCCGTGAATCAGGCGGTCGCAGATCCGGCGGTCGAACATATCGTGCTCGACATCGACAGCAACGGCGGGAGCGCGACCGGCGCGTTCGAGCTGGCGGACGACATCCGCGCTGCCTCGTTGGTGAAGCCGATCACCGCAATCGTCAACTTCTCGGCTTTCTCGGGCGGCTACCTGATCGCTGCCGCAGCGTCGAAGGTGCCGGTGCGCTCGTACCACGTGCGCGGGCTGATCGTGCGCGTGCCGACGAACTACGACCCGGAGACTCGCGCGTATTCGGGCACGTGGGACGGTACGTTCAAGATGGCGTGGACGAACAATCCGGCTTGGGTCTACTACGGCCTATTGCTCGACAAGCTCGATGGGTTGGGCGACCGCGTCGATGCGTCGATGGTCGACAAGTGGGCGCTGTACGCGATCGCGCGTCACTGTGACGAGCTGGTATCGGACGGGAAGGGGGGCAAGGAGCCGCGCTTTACGTGCAACTGCGTGATTCAGACAAAGGCGGACGCGTTCAAGGTCGTGCAGGATATCGCGAGTGTCTTTCGCGGGATTTCGTATTGGGGTGCCGGCTCCGTCGTCGCGTCGGCCGATATGCCGTCCGATCCGGTCTACCTGTACACGGCCGCGAACGTCGTCGGCGGTTCATTCAAGTACGTCGGCAGCGAGCGCAAGACGCGCTACACGGTCGCGCTCGTCAGCTACAACGATCCGACGAACCAGTACAAGCAGGCTGTCGAGCCCGTGCAGGACGACGACGGGATCGCGCGATACGGCGTCATCAAGACGGAAGTCACAGCGTTCGGCTGCACATCGCAGGCACAGGCGCACCGCCTCGGGCGCTGGCTACTGCTGACGTCGCGATACGAAACCGGCACGGTGTCGTTTCAGGTCGGGCTCGACGGGACGCTGTGCGCGCCGGGTCAGGTGATCGCGGTCGCCGACCCGAAGAAAGCCGGCCGCCGGATCGGCGGGCGCATCCGCGCAGCGGCTGGCGAAACGATCACGCTTGACAAGGCGCCGACGATCACGGCGGGCGATCGCTTCACGGCGATTCTGCCGTCGGGTATTGCGCAGGCGCGCGCGGTCAAGTCGGTCGACGGCGATACGGTCACGCTCGCCCAGCGCTTCGACGCCGATCCGGTGCCGGGCGCAGTATGGATGGTCGAAAGCCGCGAGCTCGCCGCGCAGCAGTATCGCGTGGTGAGCGTGCAGGAAAGCGACGACGACGGCCAGATCGTCTACACGATCAACGCGACGCAGTACGAGCCGGGGAAGTACGCGGCGATCGACGACGGCGCGCAGATCCAGCAACGGCCGATCACGATCGTCCCGCCGACGGTGCAGCCGCCGCCGTCGAACGTGCGCCTTTCGACGTATTCGGTGGTCGATCAGGGCATCTCGAAGACGACGATGGTGATCGCGTGGGACGCGGCGAGCCACGCGACGAGCTACGTCGCCGAATGGCGCAAGGACAACGGCGAGTGGGTGCGTGCGCCGTCGACGGGCGGCTTGCAGGTCGAAGTGTCGGGCATCTATCAGGGGAAGTACCTCGCGCGCGTGCGCGCCGAGAACGCGCTCGGCGTGATGTCGATTCCGGCGTACGGCGTCGATACGGTGCTCACGGGGAAGACCACTCCGCCGCCGTCGGTGGTGTCGCTGGCCGCGGTGGGCATCGTGTACGGGATCGATCTGAAATGGGCGTTTCCGGGCGACGGTTCCGCCGGCGACACGCAGCGTACGGAGATCTGGTACAGCCGCACGCCGAGCCGCGACGACGCCGTCAAATTCTCCGACTTCGCATATCCGCAGGCATCGACGTCGTATCAGGGGCTCGCGCTCGGGCAGGTCTTCTATTTTTGGGCGCGACTGGTCGACACGTCGGGCAACGTCGGACCGTGGTTTCCGGCGAAGGGGCCGGGCGTGCAGGGGCAGCCGAGCACGGATCAAAGCGACTACGAGAAGTATTTTGTCGGGCAGATCGGGAGATCGGCGCTCGGCACGGATCTGCGCGAGCCGATCGACCTGATCACCCCACCGATGGCGGGCGACGCGACGATTTACGCGGGCGACGAGACGCTTAATGCCGGCGTCTGGTCGTTGCAGTCGGCGATTGCCGAGGGCGACATGGCGGTTGCGAAGAAGGTCGACACGGTGGCGGCTCAGGCACGCTCGAGCTCGAACCTGCTGAACGCTGCTGTGCAGAAGGAGACAATCGCGCGCGTCGAAGGCGAGCGCGCGATGGCGCAGGACATCACGACGGTTCAGGCAAAGGTGAACGACAACGTGGCCGCGGTGCAGACCGTCGCGAAGTCCTATGCCGACCTGAATGGGCGTGTGGCGGCGTCGTATCAGGTCAAGGTGCAGACAGCCGTCGACGGGCACAAATACATGGCGTCGATCGGCGTGGGCATCGATAACGAAAGCGGCGTCGTTGAATCACAGGTGCTTGTGTCGGCGAAGCGGTTTGCGGTGATCGACGAAGACGGCGCGGGCGTGATTGGCGCGCCGTTCGTCGTACGGGGCGGGCAGGTGTTCTTGCGCCAAGCGCTGATCGGTGCGGGCTGGATCACGAACGCGATGATTGGCAGCTACATCCAGTCCGACAACTACATTGCGGGCCGGCAGGGGTGGCGGCTCGATAAGAGTGGGTGGTTCGAGATCAATTCGATCGACGGCAGTGGCTATCGAACCGTGATCGACGGAAACGGCGGGCGAGTGTACTTCCCGAACGGGGGCATTCTGGTGCGTTGGGGGAGATGGAACGAATGAAGGCGGGTTTGCAAATCTTCGACGAGGCAGGTCGTTTGATGCTCGATGGCACGACACGATGCGGGCGGGTCATGGGCATGCAACGAGTTCAGGGTGGCGTCGCGGGCAATGTGTCGGCTGATCTTTCGCGCGGGACGCCGTTCTGGTCTTTCATGCCGGACTGGCTGTTTCAGCATATCTCGATGAATGCGCCCGTTCCGATCGTACAGATCGGCGCGGGCGGCATTTCGTGGCGATACAGCGCCGACGGTAACAGCAACCACCGAACGCCGGTGCCGGGGTGGCTCATTTTCGGGATGTTTTGATGGGGGCAGGATTTCAAGCCTTTACGGACTCTGGCGTCTTTCAGATCGACGGACTGACGCCGAATTACCAGCTCGTACAGTCAATGTCGGCTGTATCGCAGTCGATTCGTATCGATACGGCCTGGAACGATAAGAACATTCAATATCAAGGGCAGTTTTGGGTGTGCTCGTTTACCTTTTCCGCGGAAGCGCCGCTATATGCGTTTTCTTCGGATTCGGGAGTTGGCGTTTCTCTTTGGGACGCCAACAGCCGTGATGGTCGGACGTACACCGTACGCTTCATCACTGAAGTTCAGACGACGGTGCGGTTCTTCGTTTTTTCGAAAGTCCCGGTATCTAGCAGAGGATTCGGGCTTCAGGTATTCGATGGACACGGACAACTGATTGCCGATGCGGCGAGTCCCTTCTTTCGCGTCCTCGACGTTGTGTACGACGCTTACATGCCCGCGAATGGCGGCGAAGGATGGACGGTCGAGGGCGCGCCGAATCCGCCTTGGCAGCTGCGTTCGTACGGACGGCCAGTGCTGATATCGAGCATGTGGGCGGCGCACTATATCTGGGGCTCGTCGAACAGCAATCAGCGGCTTTGGGACATCCTTGAAATAGGGATGGTTCGGGTGAGCGGTGGCGATGTCAGTTGGGGAACTCAGATTTACAACGGGGGGAGAGCACCGAACATCACGACGTTTCGAGAATGCTGGCGCATGCAGTTCATGGTGATTGATGGCACTGGGATCATTTAATACGCCGCCTTTGGGCGGCTTTTTCATTTCTGCGAGGAGTGGATGCGAGCTAGTCCTACGGAAGCCGTGAGCTACGCGGGAAGCATAGCGTCGGTTGCGTCGTCGCTTACGTTGACTGATATCGGCGTAATCGTCGGGATTCTCACGGCGATCGCGACATTCGGATTGAATTTTTACTTCGCACGGCGTAAGGATCGTCGAGAGCAAATCGAGCTTGCCGCACGCCTGCGTGAACTGGAGCATCACGATGGCTGAGAAGAAGACGTTGATTGGATTGGTTGGGGCCGCGACAGCGGCCCTTTTGCTTTCTATCGTCCCCGCGTTCGAGGGGGAGGTGCTAGTCGCGCGGCCAGATCGGCGCACGCCGGCTTGCCGACGAGCAGGCCGCGCGAGCGCTCGACGCACAGCGGCACGCCGAAGCGTTGGACGCGATCTCGCACGCGGCGCTCGACGCCGAACAGCGTGCGATCGCCGCGCACGATGCGGCGGCGTCGGCGGTGGCCGCCGTCGACCAACGAACCACGAAGGAGAGAAACGAGCATGAAACCGCGAATCGCAGCCTGCGGGCTGCTCTTGCCGCTGGCACTGAGCGGCTGCGCGTCGCTGTCCGAAACTGCGCGGCAGCCGATCGCGACGGCATGTCCGGCGCTTCCAGCGCCGCCGGCATGGGCGATGGTGCCGCCGCCTACGCAGACGTCGACCCAGCGGTTGCGGAACGCGTTTTCGGCGTCGCCGGGGATGATCAGCGCGAGATCGACAAACTGACGGCCCTACAGGGCTACGTGTGTGCGATCCGGCCGCAGACGCCTGAATGTCAGAATTGAAATTTGAATGTAAACTCTGCGGCTCATGAAGTGAACAATACCTGAGAACCTGAGACCAAATATGAAAAAAATCTTCCCCTTGGCGGCACTTCCGTTTTGCCTCGCGATTTCCGCATGCGGAGGAGGCGACGACGGCGGATCGTCAGCCGGGCCTGCGATTAAGCTATCGTATTCCGGCGCGCCTCTCGTGAAGGCACAGCAAGCGAAGGCAATGGCTTCGGTCGACGTTGCGATTGGCGCGTCGGCCAGTTCATCCGCCTCTGCTGCCGATGCACAAGCAACCATTGACGCGCTAAGCCAAGCATTCAAGGCAAGGGGTGCTGACATCGGTGTGTATCCGGGCGTGATTGACGGAACGGCGTTGCACCAACTCGTTATGGCCGAGAACGGCGGTGTGCCGCCGACTGGTGACGAACTTGATCGGACGACTACCAATATCAGCGAGTGGACGCTCGTCAATTTTCAACTCGATGACATGAGCGGCTATATCGACACGCCCGCGCGCGAGGCCGCCGTTGCGCAGTTCGCGCGGGACTTGGCGATCTACACGGCCCGGGAATACATGAGAGGCCGCGTCGTGTTTGCGGCACTTCCCATTGTTTCGTGCGCACCGTCCAAAACTATTCCGATGACGGACAGCTCAGGCGGTCGCAGTATGAAGACCGTTTATACGGCCTCGGACGAGCTTCACTATGCCATTGCGTCGAGAGCGAAATACGAGACGACGGTTTCAGGGCCGAACGGCGTCGCTCGTTGGGATGTGCGTCTATTCCAGACTATCGGGGGCGTACGGCCGACGGTCGAGCACATGGGAGGGGATTGCAATACTCCGGACAAGGAAACTCGCGACGCATATATCGCCGCGATTGTCGATCCCCTTGTTGAGCGGTACAAGATCGCTCTCGATACGATCGACAAGTGCAAGCACAAACCCGAGGCGATTCCCGAGTATGAGCGGGCAGGGCAGTGTTGGGGTATTGCACCAGAGAAGAAATAGAAGGCGTCCCAGATCGCGCGTTCTGCCAGACATTTTGATAACAGCATAAGTCGGCCACTGCATGCAGTGGCCGAGGTGGATTACATGCTTAGACAGTTACGGCTTGCGCCATTTGTCGGGATTGCCTTTTGACGTATTGCGTACGCGTTCGACATGTACGGCTGCGTTGGGATTAAGTTGGCGGGCACGCTCGATTGCCTCTCGTTGCGTGGATTCTACTGCGCTTGCGCGTTCGGAGTTAGGTTTGCGCACCGCATAGGTGCCGTCCGGACGCCGTTCCACAAAGAAATTGTCGCTCATACATCCTCACTGAATCTGGCGTAGCCCGCCAGTGGCCGAACACCAGATATTGTGCTCAATATTGAGTCTAATGCTGTATTTGGTGTGTGTCGAGTGAATTTAATGCACTGTTTGAACCCGAATTTCTACTATTTCCCGGATTCGTGGTGGTTGCATTCGACGCGATCGACAAATGCAATCACAAAAGGACAATCTGGAAACGATTCCCGAGAATATTTTTAGGGCAGCGCTGTAGGGATGCGTCGAAAAAGAAATAACGTTCTCTGCGCGCGGTCGAATAGCCGCGGCGTCACGCGTCGACCGTAATTTCCGCGTGGTGTTCGCCGCAGTGAGCGGGCTTTCGTACTCGTCGTGAATGTCTTCCCCATCCCACGGCAGCGTTACCCGGTGATCACGCGTTCGATAGACGCCGATCGACCATCCGGTCGGATGCGTGTAGCCGCAGGCGCTCACCGCGGTCCAGCCCAGTCGGAGCATCTCGTCGAATAGATCCAGTTCGTTCATCGTTTCGCATCCTCGCTACGTGATACGGCAGAACACCTCTTCGTCGCGCTCGACCTCGAGAATGCGTTTCAGCTGGTCTAGCGCGAACAACGCCACGCCGCTTTTCTCTGCTTCAATCCGGGCTGCATCGACGAGCTTTCGCGACTTTCCAACAATGTGACTTCGCAAATACGCGATCTCGAGCGCCATGCGTTGCTCGAACGTGAGCCGGCCGACCTTCTTGCCTTCCTCGAAACGCCATTTCTCGCGCAGTTCTTCCCACGTTACCCGCTGAAACTCTGGGATTGATTTCGGAGATGCGCCGGGTGGCGTGTCGTCCGGCGACTCCCAGCGCTTTGACCTGATTTCTTGGCGCGCACGCCACTCGTCGGAAAACGGCGCGACCGGTTCCTGCATGCGAGCGAACGGGGCGGCACGACCGATTTCCTTGTCGACGATGTAGCCGAGCCTCCGTAGCGGCGCGCCATACTCGAGCAACGACGGGTCGATTGCGCGCGCCCGCCGCGACGCATCGGCAATGCAGCTGCGGAGCTCCCACAAAGTGAGGCGCTGGTGTTGAACTTCGAGAATCAGCCGCTGGACGTCCGCATACGTGCAGCGCGTCCACCACTCAGTCATCTCGGATAGCTTGGGCGGATTGAACGGTGGCAGGATCATTTCGTAATACGAGAATACCTGTGATTTTATACAGTATATCTTGGACTATGATGAAGTGATCCATCCCCTGAAAAGAGGTGCCGTCGTGTGCACCAACTATCGCGCCCCCGACGAAGATCCGGGCATCAGCGAGCTTCGGCTTGGCTTGATTGACCTATGGAAGAGAACGCCCTGGGAGCCTGAGATCTACCCGGACTATCTTGCGCCCACGGTTGCGATGATCGACGGGCGCGTCGAGGCGTTCCTCGCGGGGTTTGGCTACTGGCCGCGTGCGATGCAGAAGGCGAACATCGATAAAGCGAAGGCTGAGGGCAAAGCGCCGCCGATCATGCGTAGCACGATGAACGTGCGTGACGACAATCTTGGGAAGTCGCCGCTATACGGGCCGACGTGGCGTGCGGGTCGCCGCTGCCTGATTCCGGCGCAATGGATTTACGAGCCGTGCTACGAGACAGGGAAGAACGTATGGCACCGGATCGGACTGACTGACTGGCGAACGATGTGCGTCGCCGGTATCTGGCGGACGCTGACGGGCCCGGACGGCGCAAACCATCACACCATGTCGATGATCACGGTGAGCGGTGAGGGACATCCGATCTTTTCCCGAATGCACAAGCCGAACGATGAGAAGAGGGCCGTCGTGATCTTGCGTCCTGACGACTGGGAGGAGTGGCTGACGACGTCGAACGTTGAGGCCGCGCGCGCGATGCTGCAGCTCTACCCGGCTGACGAGATGGTGGCGGAGCCCACGCCCAAATAGCGATTCCGAACGCATGGTCCCGTATTAGATGGAAGGCTGGAGATGCTGACATTGTGGCATCGACTCGGATAGAAATCAGGCCCCATATTGTCTACCAAGGTGATAGATAGACATATTGTCGTTAAATGTGATTGATAGACATGTTGTCGATACAAATGTATGATCGACAACATGTCGGGCTGGCATGTCGGCCGACAATTCGATATGGGGTGACTATGAACGGATTAGAGGCGATTCTTGAGCGGGCGGCGTGTGTACAACTCGGGCAGAAAGTCCCGGCGCGAACGCAGAAATTCGAGACCTACGCAGTTAGCAATTTCCGAGGCGGGATCGGAAAGAGCACGATCTCGTTTAATCTTGCGTACGAAGTGTCTGCGAACGACGCGACGCTTGTCTTGGATTTGTGTCCGCAGCGCAATATGACGCAGAGTCTTCTCGGAGAAGATTTGTCAGGCTTTGACGTCACAATTTACGATGCATTGCTCGCGGAAGTGACGGGTACCGGCGACATTGATTATGACGATCTTGTGGTTCGCGTAGTGGCCGGCAACAATTCCTTTGCGGGCCGGGAGCGAAAACGTAGCTTCGTGATACCCGGGTCGCAGGAGCTGTTTCTCTTTCCGTCCCTCCTTTACAGCACGCTTGCGCAATATTCGCAATTGTCGGGGACGAGGGTGAAGGCACCAAGCGCGCGTGTTCTTAATGCCGTGGCCAAAATCACGAGCGGGGCAAAGGAGAAGACCAAGGCAAGTAAGGTGTTGATCGACACGAGCCCTTTCTTTGGGGGAGCCACGCACTTGGCCTGGTGCGCGGCTGATGCTCTCATTATCCCGGTTCGGGTTGATCAGCATTCGATTGAAGCGCTTCGATTGACGCTCGAAATGCTTGCTGACACAAATAGCGAGTTTCACAAGTTCAACAACCAGGCTGGAATCAGCAATGTACCAAGGGTGCATGCAGTTGCCATGACGCACTGCGGATGGAGTCGCCAAAATAAGAACCGTCCCGACAGTTCGACGCAACATTTCCTGCAGGCCGCGCTGGATATCGCGAATAAGTACGCCGACCTGTTTTCGGAGGACGACCCGGCAGATTGCTTTTATCTGTTGGACGATTTTCTTTCGAGCGGACGGATTAGCGGCAAGCAACGTATTCCGTTGGCGAAGCTCGAAGCTGGTCAAAAATTCGCCGTCGACGGGCAACGCTTGGAAGTAAATCCGTCGGTCGACCGCTATAAGAAGGAGATCAAGAATCTGGCGACCGCACTGTAATATCGAGCGTCGGAGGTGCTGGCTGAGCCAGCACCGAAAAAAATCGCGTCCTAGCTCAAAAATGGTGTGTGTTTTTCTGCCTTCGCACGACACGTCACTGTATGCATCTACAGCATTGCCGGAAGCTCAAACCCGCATGAAATTGAGCGACCCAAGCCTGTCAACTGAATTTGCATACAGTGGTATCGGCCTTCATACCCAGTTGAGGGCACTCCCAAGTTGGCGAGTGGCGTTGGTCGTAATGGCGTCGTAACGCTGGCACGATTTGGGGAGGAATATGGGGAGGAATGAGGGCAGTGAAGGGGCATGTCTTGGTCTCCATCTCCATAAAAAACAAAGCCTTACGCCCCGCCGGCCCCCTGCGAAACCCTCGTTTTTGGGTTCGAAACCCGCCGGGCCCACCATCTTTTCATTGGATATCAACGCGATGTGTTTGTGCCGTTAAGCATAAGTTGTCCAAACGCTATCGAGAGCATGCACATGCAGTTGCGCAAGATCGTCAAGAACCGCGGCCACTTCCCGAGCGACGAAGCCGCCAGCAAACTGCTGTATCTGGCCTTGCGCAACATCGAAAAGGATTGGAAGATGCCGCCTATCACTTGGCGGCAAGCAGTTAATCAGTTCGCCATTCTGTTCGGCGAGCGATTCACCTCCGCCATCAACTGA